TTTGCAATATTCTTTACTATTGTGGACCAATCACTATGCCTCCAACGTTCAATATAAAACTGTTCGCCTTTTTCGTTAAATATAGACAGAACTGAATAGTCGTCAGCCCTTCCCAAGTCAATACCTGCAAATCCTTTACCGTAAGATTTATTATCCGTTAGTTGTCGGTTATTGAATAGCATTGCAGACCCATCAATAAACTCCGCTAAGTATTCCTGCCTGAATATCATTTCAGGTAGTGTTAACTTTGCATCGTCTATCTCGGATGGATTAATCATTGGGTTATCATACGAAGTCATTGTGAAAGACTTGTACTGCTCATTGATGCCATCCAATTGATGTAACTTGTAAAAGTGATTCTTTCCTTTTGGAGTTGAAATCAAAAGCACTTTTTTACCTTTTACCAAAACAGTTGCTCTTAAAACTTCTGTCCATGCTTTTTCGTCCATAAATGCAAACTCATCACAAACTAAGTAATCGAATGTGAAGCCTCGAATGTTATCGTATCGCTCAGCTGAAAAGAATTGCAACATTGAGCCATTGCAGAATACTATCTTTAATTTTTGACTATCTTTTTTAGTGATAATATCAGTATTTGCAAAAGCCGAAACTATTTGCTCATAAACCTTGTTTGCCTGATTGTAAACAGGACTTACCCATGCGCATTCACATTTATTAGATAAAATCCAATATAATAGTTGATTAGTTGCTAATAATGATTTTCCAAACTGACGACCGATATTAATTACATAATACTTATAAGGGTCTTTGTTTATTGAATCATGTATTATCTGTTGGTTGTTGTGAGGTGTGTAAAGAGTTACCGAAGTCAACTGTTATATTTTGGTTTGTATTGTTGTTATGCTGTTCGTCTTTCCAACCATGTTTATTCTTTAATTTGAATATAGCTCCCTGTGTAGACCCTGCCCACATTAACCTTTGCTCATTGTCACCTTCAAAAATTGAGTCGATTATATCCATTGTGTGCGAAAATTCGGGACTTTGTTTATAGTCTCTCCAATTCGAACGTGAGAAACCTAACCATAATCTAAGATGAGCTTCAGCATATTTTCCCTTTTGGGTATCTTCAGCCCATTGGAAATATTCTAATGCTTTTTGTAAAAGCTCTTCGGGTGTGTTATATTTTCTTGGTCTTCCTGAGTTTTTATCTAAGTAAGCCCAAATATTTTTTTCTGTAAATCTTCCTTTTTCGTCTTTGCCTAAGTTCATAATACTTTATCTATATATCTATCTAAGTACCACTTTGCTTTTAATAAGTCTTCTTTTAACTTTGTTTTGTCTTTTTTACCTGCTCTGCTTATGTATTTTACTACATTGCCTAAATGAAAGTTTAGTTCCCATGCTTCAATTACTTTTATTGCTTCATAGGTATTTTCTTTTCCACCGTAATGTTGAGGATTATTTACTTGCTCCATCTTTAATTATTGCTAATAAGTAATCGAGTAATTGTCTCCTACATTCTGAGCATCCTAAGTTAAAAGGTTTATTACCTGATTTGATAGCTATTTCGTTAAGTTCACTCCAATTGAACGTTGGGGAGTAGTTTTTACCCATTGACTCCCAATTTAACAAAGATTGTTTTATTTCTTCGGTCATAAGTACCTATCGTTTAATCGTTCAAAAAGTGAAGCTATTAATGCAAAGGTAAAAGGAATTGTAATCAAATCAAAATAAGTTGTAAAGTTAATTATTTGATAAATTAAGAAAGTCCAATAAGTTAAGCAAAGAGGACAAGTAAATGGTTTACGATGTAACCATAAAGGTTTGGGGATAAACTTTGCTATTATGTATGTAGTTGCGAGTAGTTGAAACATTAATTAATTCCTTGAGCTTTAAATACTATTGTTTCGTTTAATGATTCATCTTCTGGTGCGCCATACATTAATATACTTTGCCCTGAATGATATTTCATTTTAAGTTGATTTGCTATTATGCTTCCGCAAGTCATATCATGCCTATGACCTTTGCATCTTTCATCTTCGCTTTCTGTTTTATCGTTATTATTCCATTTACCGATAAATATTCCGTCTTTTGATGCCTGGTGCCATTTGTTAAAAAATTTAATAGCTATTTCATTTTCAAAATTTAATCCTAATAAACCTGCATTTCCATACATTAACATATTTAATGCCTCATCTCTATTTATATTGAAATAATTTAAACATTTATCATTTGCCCAAGTTCCTACATGATGACCAGCTTCTTGCATTAAATATCCATCTTTATCTATTAATTCAAATATGTGGTCTATGTTTTTAATTAAATAAACAGATGAATCAACCCATAGTATTTTTTTAAAGCCTAAATTTTTTACTCTATCAAATATAAAAGTTTTAAAAGCGTAAGGATTTTGTGAGTGAAGCGGACATGGAACTTGCGTTTCATCTGTGAAAATAAATAGTTCACCTTTAAAATTATGTTCAGTTACACTTTCTCTTAATCTTTGCGCCCCCTTTGAATAGCTGCTATTTGCAAAACATATTATTGCGCATTCAGTAAAGTTTATCATAGTTGATGTATCTATAATGGTAAACAGGTTCGTCTATTTTAACTTCTGTTTTAATTAATCCTAATCTTTTGAGTTCCATGCAATAAGCATAATCTTCAAAGTTACTTTTATCTTCAAACTTTATTAGTTTTGCTATTTCTCTTTTAGTTGGTGTAATATGATTTGTTGGTCTTAAATAAACTTCATATCCTTTAGACCAATCTGCAATATATTCTAAATCCTTACTTATATACCATTCTTTTTTATCTACACCATTAGTAGTGATTATTCCATTAATAGCTAATGCATCAGGTTTTTGTTCTAATGCTGTTAAAACGTTTTTAAGTGCATTTGGCATTATCATATCATCATCATCAATAAACCAAACATATTCGCCTTGCGCTGCATTAATTAAGTCATTTCTCTTTTGACCTGTAGTTTTTGTACCTACTGGTGCATCATCTGAAATAACCTCAACTATTCCAAATGCGTTTGTGATTTCTAATTGAGAGTTAATTTCTCTATGAAGCTCTAAAAAAAGGTTAGCCCTTTGAGGTACAGTTGGTATAAGGATTGAAAGTATCATGATGTATAAAATTCTAATTTTTTAAAATTAGTTAATGTCATAAATTTTTCTTGAGTTTTGCGAAGTACACAATAAATATTCCAACCATCTGTTATGTTATTCATTGCAGGATGTTCGCCTATTTCAAGTATCTCATAACCATTTGATTGAGCTAATTGTCTATAAAAGTTTTCAGTCACATAATTAAAACCATGACCTATCCAATTGCCTGTTTTTGGGTTTTCACTAATAATTAAACCTCCTATTTTACAAGCATTATGTTTATTTAACCAACAATTATAAAATGCTTTTGGGTCATGTTTGCCATCAATACCAATATGTTCGGAAGTTCCAAAGTCAGTAACTATATCAAATTTATCTAAATTTTGTTTTATAGATAAATCTAATTCCATAGCATTGTTTTCTTTATTTAAATCAATACAAGTATATTCTAATCCTTTTGCAGTATAATATTTATCTGCATACGGTGCGCTTGGATATGATTCCACATAAAGATTTTGAGCTCCTAACTCTAATACTGTTTTTTGTTCGTTGATATACTTATTTAAAATAAGTAAACTAAAATCTGTAATTCCCATTATATTGCTGCTATTATGTTTTCGTTATTTACTAAAATTGTCTTCATATTATATTTTTTCAATTCTCTTATTATATCATTATATTGATGTCCATTGTGTTCAATACATAAACATTTACATCCCAATTCTTTTAAATCCATTTGTTTTAAAATGCTTAAATCATAACCTTCAGCATCTATATTTATAAAGTCATAAATTTGCCAATTATAAAAATCAATCCATTTTAATGATTGGACTTTAATTTCTTTATATACTGTTGTATTTTCCCATTTTTGTTTATCAACTATTGAGAGAGTAGAAAGTAAATCACTATCTCCATTACCTACATGTTCTCCACTTGAATAAAAAGTTAGCTCACCTCTTAAATCCGATATAGCTATATTATGTAATTTAATCTTTTTATTGTCTTTATATAAATTTACAAGTTTGTTATAAGGCATTTCTGCAGGTTCAATTAATTCACCACTCCAACCTAATTCTATTAATTTTCTGCTATTTGATAAAGTAATTCCATCGTTTGCCCCTATATCTAATAAGTTACCTATTTTGTTTCCAAAATAGTTTGATATTACTTCTTCTTCGTTATTTTGACTATACATTAATATTTAGGTTTGTTTATTATTAAATGGTCAGGCAAAAAATAATTTTCTGATTTTCGATAATTGAATAAAGTCTTATCATGATTATTAACTACTTGACTTTCAGTTTTTCTGTATTGTTCATCGTATTCAGTCAATCCCCATGCAGGATGAGCGTGTGTAAACAATTGCTTTGCATCGCCCATGTATTTATATTTGTTTAGCAAATGAGCTACTTCGGTTGCCTCCATGTCACACCAAAGAGAAATATAATCAGGATAGTAAATATAATTGAAACGTTTATAGTAATCATAACCCATTATACTCATTGTCATTAAGTTTCCTTTTTGATATCCATCTGTATAATGTAATACTTGGTCATAATATCCGTTAAAATCCTGTCTTATTATTTCATCAAAACCTTTTATGTTAAATACCATGTCATCCGAAGTATTAATAAGTATTTTCCAACCTTCAAAAATATCCATGTCCCTATTTATAGCATCAATCTTATTTTTGGAAGTTCCTTTGATTATAAAAACATTATCGTCTTTATGTTCAAAGTTTTTCATGGTTAAGTCATCTTCATCAATGCTTACTAATATTGTGTAATTCATTGAATTGCAATTAGCAATAATATTATCAATAGCTGATTTTGCTTTATGTGGTCGACTTCGAGTTGCTAATTTAAAAAGGATGTGTTCGTTCACTCTGCAAAGTTATAATAAATTTTTTCGCTTTGTAATTCCTTTAAAAAAACTTTTCGATTTTCTTCAATTAATTTATTCTTTTTATAAATTGGAATACTCGATTTGTGTTCTATATTCATGTAATCTTTTGAAAAAAAATATTTATCAGTTCCTGTTAATTGTTGATAAGGGGATGATGTTAAACCAGCTTTATATATTCGATTTGAGTAACCTGCATGTTCAAATCCATACTGCCCATACTCAGGATTAAAATAACCGACTTTATTTAATACTTCTTTTGTTAAGTATATTAACACCCCACCACAATCGTGATAGCTCTCTAAATTGTTTATTTTGCTTTTTATTCTATGGTATGGTTGTAAGTAAAGTAAATGATTGTAATTTGATTCAATAAAAAACTTTGCCCAGTCAGGTTTAACAGGATAGCAGTCGTCGTCAAATAGGAAAATATAATCACAATCCTGTAATGTTTTTAAATTTTGATTTTTTGAATAGGCAACACCTTTGTAATGTTCGTCAGTATGTATGTGTAAGTGATAGTTTTTAGGTTTAAACTTTTCAAAGTATTCAAGCCATCTATCAATGTACTCATATCTGTTTGGAGTGGTTGTTACGCCAATACCGATTCGAGGATTTGTTTCCTTACTTCCGTCCATTTGTTTATATTATAATGTTTTTCAATATATTTTTGTAAACTTTCTGCATATTCCTTTCTCATTGATTCATTTCTGGTTAATTCTCTTATTGCCTTAAACCAGCCATTTATATCATTGTTTTTTAAGAATATTGCTGTTTCTTTGGGAAAAGTGTTATAAGGTAGCACATCACTTACTATTGCAGGGTTGCCATGTAAACCAGCTTCGAGTAATTTAATTTCACTTTTGCATTCAGTAAATGAATTTGATTGAAGAGGAATTAAACTTACATCTGTTTCGTTATAAGCCTTACCATAATCATGTACTGGCAAACTGTAAACTCTTTGATATTTATCGGTTACCTTACCGCCACTCATTACTTTTTCGTAGTAGTGATAATCTGCATTATCATTGTAACCGCCTAAAACAAATTGAGCGTTTATATCGTGCCTCAATACTTTACGAATAGGTAGTTCCAAAATTGAAATATCGCCTTTGTGGAATATCCCTGCAATATAACCAAACCTTATTTTGTCGCTTTTGCTTTTGTTTGCTTTCCATTGCTCGTCTTCATGGTCTAAACAGTTTGGAATAACCTCAACGTTTTTATTGTATCTTTTAATTTTTGATGCCAGATGTTTGGTAGTGGTTATTACTAAGTCAACATTTTTAAGAATTTCAATTGTTTGGTCTGGTATATTGTGTATGTCGTAAAGTCTACTTAAATAATGGCTTTTAGGTAAAGTCCAGATGTCGTCAATATCGAATATTACTTTTATTCCTAATGAGTGAAACTTTTTAATTATTTCTAATGATTTGCCACCTGTATCGATTTCTCTTTGATAAACTACTGCTGAATATTGTTTAAGCTGCTCATCGGTTGCAACATCTAAGTCAGGGAAAACATCACATTGGAAGTTTACCATATCGGATATTTTTGCAAAAGGAACTATTAATCGGTGAAATGATAAACCGTTAAGGTTCCCCATGTTCGCTTTGATGAGAATTTTTTTCATTGTGTTGTCGTTTGAGTTTTTCTTTGATTTTTTTTATATCGTTTGCTACCGTTCTATAAGGTATCTTTGTTTTATCGCTTAACTTTTTAGCATCCCCATGCTGAATATAAAGCTTTAAAAGATTTTGTTCGTAAAATTCATTTTCTGTTTGTGGGGAGTCATTTAAAAAGCTGATTAAAGCTGAATAATCAATATTATCATTTTGCTCAACTATTTCATTTAAATTATCCACAAATGTAACGTGTTCAACAAAATAACGTTTTCTAAATTTATTTGAGTGCCAAGTTAACCAGCAAACGGTTGAAAAGTAATGGCGAAGGTTTCTAATAGTTGAAAAGTCAATTTGTTTTTCAATTATCACAATAATAGCCTCCGAATGTAAATCCTCAAGTAATTCGTGATTGTGGCAAATATTACGAGTTATTTGTTTGTATATTTTATTGTTTACGAGTTCCTCAATCACTTTTGCAAAAGTAAATCAAAAAGTAATAAGATTGAAAACAAAATAAATTGATAATCAGTTTTTTTCATATTATTTTTAAAAAGGCTCATGATTTGGTTTATCATTTAAAAAATAGTTATTTGTTTCTTTTATTTCAACTTGTCTTGTAGATAATTGTTTCCATTTTACTATTGGGTCATTTCCATAAATATCAGTAAATCCACAATTATTAATTTTCATTTTTAAAATAAAAGGCACATCTAATGGAGTATAACCTCCTCCAGTTTCAATTTCTTTAATTTTTCTTACATGTAGTTGAGTACACATCCAGTTTTCAGGGTCTTGTGTTTCTCTATGTATAGTTACAAAGTCATCAGCTTTATTTGCAAATTTTCCTCCACCTTCTGTATCTGCTTTCATAGGTGCAGTTTTTAATCTCATTGCTCCTGTTACTACATGGCAGTTTAAATATACACAAATATCTCTTTTTTTGGCAAACATTTGCATTTCACTTGCAGCTTCGTAATGATATTCATGTGTACTTAATTTACTATTATCTGATAAATCTATTTTTAAAGAATTGTAAGGGTCTAATAATAAACCATCGTATTTATCTTTTAAGAGTAATTTTTCAGTAATTGTAAGTATATCTTTATAATTATACATCTGTTCATTATTAATTATAGTAAATTTTGATTTTATAAAATTATAAGCATTTTCATATTGCATTTCTTTTAATAAATGTATTTTTTCTCCACAATAAAATTCAATCAATCTTTTAATTACTGAGCCATTTCTGTTTTCCGCTGAATATATTATCCATTTCCAACCATGATAAAGAGAACTTAATAAACAAAAATACCAAAGAGTAGTTGACTTTCCTACATTATCAAAACCATTATAAACATTAAAGTTACCTCTTTTAAATAAAAAATAATTATCTAATGTATCTAAACCAGTTGATAATCCTTTTTTAAATGTTCCTTGTCTCCATTCAATTAAATAATTATTAATATCATTTTCATCTGCTAAAAATGAAAAATCATTATCATTTACATTAATTGTTGATTTAACTTTTGTTTGTTTTATAGGTTCTTCAATTATTGGCTGTGTTTTACCATAATTAATTCCATCTAAAATAGTTTGTTTTGCAGTATCAAAATTATCTACTCCTTTATCATTTATTTCTTTTTCAAGTAATCTTATAGCTTCATTTTCTTCTACATAACCAGTTGCAATATAACCACCCATTAATTTAGATGCCTTCAAAAGAGTAGCGTGTTTACCTCCATCAATTGAATTTCTAATCATTTCTAATGAAATGTTTACTTTAGAGTAATCTGTTTTTGTAGCTTTTTTTATTTTAACATCTTTTGTTTTTATGTTTTCTACTTCTACATAATCTGTAAATTCAATTACATCTTTATTTATCCATAAATTAGCATCTACAGATTCAAAACAAATACGACTTTCATTTATTGATGTACTATCTAATTCTGGAAATACTTTTAATATTCCACGATAGTAACCCCTATGTTTTTCGATTATAGGAGGTATTTTTACTATTGCCTTAACTCCATTACCACTTGGAGAAATAAATGCGCTATAAATAAAATTAAAGCGTTTTAAAGATATTTTAAATTCCTCTGCATTATCTAATTTATCAAAATCCAAAATAATGTAACCTGAATGTTCAGTTAAATCTTTATCAGAACGTGTTAAAAATTTGCCTGAAAAACAAATACAAGGCAATTTCTTTTTTAATATACTTTTTTTCTTTTCATCTTTTTCATTTCTTAATTCATCTATTTTATTTTGGATTTTACATTCTTTAATTCTTTGCAGTACTTTTTCAATAGGCAAATAATAAGGATTTTTGGTTTCGTTAAAATCTTTAAATATTGTTATCATAACTCACCCTCCTCTTTCATTTTATTAAACCTATCTTCTCCATACCTTCTCATTTCCTCAATTTGTTCTGCCACTGATTTTATTCCAACTGGTAATATTTTTTTTTCAGTTGTTATTTCATCATTCCATCTTTTATTGTTTAAATATGTTTCAGGATAAGGTTGGTATTGTTTATCTTTTATAGAATTTATAAAGTTTGGTAATGTATCAATAATTTTTTTTCTATCATCATTTTTAAGATTATTCCATTTTTTTTCACATAAATCTTTATTGCCAAGTTTTTTATTATATAAATTCCAAAAAACATTAAACTCTATTATTTGTTCTTTTTCTTTTACTTCTTCTTTTACTTCTTCTTTTACTTGTTCGATAGGGGGTATAGTACCCCCTTGTGTAGGGGGTTTATTAGGGTTAAATTGTTCATCTTTAGTAATATCATAATAACCTTTAACCTGAGCATCAATGGAATGTTTTTGAGATATATAAGCAAATTTTGCCATTCCTTTTAAATTTGGTTCTATGTTTTTAAATTGCTTATTAAATAAAGCATCATAAAATGCTAATCTATCTTTATCATTTAACTGACTTGCAACTTCAAAATAACTATTATAAAATTTAATTGCTTTCCTCATCATCCACCTCACTTTCTATATAAGAAATTTCACGTCTTAATAATTTAGAAAATTTAATGGCTGTTTTTTTGTCTAAACAAATAAACATAAATTCATGTTCATTTTCAGGATTTTTTATTTGAATATAAATTTCATTTCGAGTGTTTTTAAAACACTCCATTTCAAAATTAACATCTGATTTTTCAGATGAACAAAAAATTGTTTTTATTCTTTCCATAATTTTAATGGTTTTAAGATAACCAATAACTGATAATAAAAAACCCTTCGGCTTTCGAGGTTGCAGGCTCTACTCACCAAAGGGATAATTAATTTTTTTATAGATGCTGCAACTCATCTTTTGCAAATATACAAAAAGTTTTTTAATTATAAAAACAATTTCTGTTGGCTAACATGGTTTTTTATTCTTTGAATGGCTTTATCAAAATACTCTTTGTCAAGTTCACACGCTGTTAAATCAAATCCGTAATCGTGACAAGCTATTGCTATACTTCCAGAACCTAAATGCGTGTCAAGTATTTTATCGCCTTGCTTTGCGTATTTGTTTAAGAGCCATTTGTATAGTGCAACAGGTTTTTGGGTAGGGTGTATTCTTTCAAGTTGTGTTGCGGTTGTTTTGTATATCTTTGCTCCATTTTTAAAAGAAGTCCAAGCCATTTCACACATTGCAAAACTCATATCTTCAGCTATTTTTTTATCCCAAATAACAAAACATTTACAATTTCCAAGCCTATCTAAAAAATAGTTTCCACCCCAGATGATTTGATTTTTTGAAACTCTTTTTAATTCATTGAAATATTTGTCTGTTGGTGTTTCTTTATCCCAGCTTTTAATTTCGTATTTTTCTTTAAAATGTGTTCCACTTAAATTTATATCAATCCCATAAGGTGGGTCAACTATTGCCAAATCAAAATAGTTATCAGGATAGCGAGCCATTAGCTCCATGTTATCTTCATTTGTTATTTCTATTTTATCTGTTACTTTCATTCCAATCCTTTGTAAAATTCTTCACGCATATTTGAGTTCATAGTGTGGTAAATATCTCCTATTTTATCCAAGTATTCACCTTCCGTTATATTCCTTTTTTCAAGTTGTTCTAAAAGTTTAAAACCGATTCTTTGCCATAGATTAAAGTCAGCCAGCATCTTTTGTTTGTATTTACCTGTTAAGTGAGTGCTTTGCTCAATTGTAGCCTTGAATAAACCAATTAATAAATGGCTTTCAAATTCAAGTTTTGCCTGTTCAGGTGTTAGTGTTTTTTCCATATTCTTTGATTATTAAATTAACAATATTTTCAGCATCTTTTTTTACTTTTAACCAATGTTCATTTTTTGAACTTGGGTCGTGCCATCTATTGTCTGATTTTATATCATAACATAAGTAATTGTAAACGATTTCTATTAATTTTTCTTTATTTTCCATGTTCTTTGATTTTTAATTTGTAAATTTTAATTAGTTCTTGTATTTCTTCAATCGTGTATTTTTTTTCTATATGAGCAATTTCATCCAGTTCTTTTAGTTTTTCTTCGCTGTATCTTTTAACAAAGTTAATTCTGTAATTATTGATGTCTCCTGACTTATCTTTATTACATGGCCTTGAACATTGGCCATTCACATTAAACTCGTTAAAACGAATGTTTGAGTATTTAGTTGGCCACAGATGGCCCGCATCGGTGTTTCCTTCTTTTAATTGTTTACCACAACTAATACAGCCTTTATTTTTGTCTCTTAAGCGAATAAATGAATTAAAGGTAGTTTGCAAAATTTTTAGCCATTCCGTTCTTGTCCTTAAATTTTTTATCATTTCAGCTTTCTTTTTCTTCCATTCTTTTTTTTCAATAAATATAGAATGGCATTTAGGACTGCAAACTTGTTGAAGGCTATTAAATGGAGTGTAGGTATTCCCACACTCCTTGCATTTTTTATCTTTAATTTTTTTTGCCATTAAATGATTCAAAGTATTGATTAAATAGTTCCCTTGCTGCTATTACTTTTTCTTTCATTTTAGTATGTATTTCTTCATTGGCATTTACTCGATAAATAAATAAGCCTAAGTTTGAAATAATACGAGGGTCGAAAGAAACGAAGTCACACCATTTACGACCGCTTAATAACATATAGCATTGCATTTGATAATAGTATTCAGGTTGTTCACTTAAGAAAGTTTCATCACTTGTAATAAAGCAATGTTTTAAATGATTTGCGCCATTGTAAGGGCATTTAACTTCGATTAACCCATCTTCTCCTACTAAGCCATCAGGGCTGCCTGTTAAGCCTTCTATTTCGTTTGAATAAAGCATTAAAGATTCCTTAACATCATTGCCAGTTACAGATGTGTAAAATTTCTTTGCAATAGGCTCATTGTCATTACCAAATTCGGTTGCAGCATTATTTATACCTTGCTTAACCTCACCGCTTAATTTTTCCCATACCTTTTCGAGAATATAAGTTTCTGCTGTTTTGGATAGCACGTCCTTTTTAGAACGTGCTTCAGTCATTAGCTTCCAAATTTCGCTACCTGTGAAATTACCTTGTCGGTTAATAAACCATTCAGGCGAATATATTTCTATTGTGCTTTCCATAATTAATTAAATTTCATTTGTTTTTTTTCATTAGTATAATCTTCTAATTTGAACTTTAAAGGAGTTATTAAATATCTTTTTGAAATTGCTCTTAAAAACTTCATTTGTTTGTCAGTCATATTTTCATAATCAAAAGGAATGTTTATCAATTCAAAAACAAAATTTTTCACATCCCAGTCTGATTTTATTGCTTTATGCTTAATACCAAAACCAACAACATCTGAATGAAATTTTTTAATTGAATAATTGCATCTTTCACAAGTTCCTTCAAAATATCTCATTTTAATAAAAACTTCTTCAATTTGCTCTTCATTCACTACTGACCAATTAACAATTGTGCTTTCCATTAGATTGACTTTATTAGTTTGGTTTCTACTTCCTGACTAACCTCATATTTTGCCTTTATAGCATCGATAGACCCACCTTTCATCAAATACTCAACTGCTTTGCCAAAGTGTTCTGTATCGGCTTTTAAAATAGGTTTACTTGGCTTTGTTTGTTCACCAGCCGCATCAGTATCTTTGTCGGTAACTAATCCTAAAATTGAACTTAAAGCATATCTGCGAATGTAAGTAATTGCACTACCTAAAACCTGAAAATCATTCATACCTTTTAATTGAACTCCTTGTGGAATTTCAGTTAATGATTCAATTGTTTCCCCTGTTTCAGTTTGGAATATAATTGTTTTAACACAATTGCCCATTATTGGTTGAGTAAATCCTAAATTGTGCTTAGCTAACAATGGATTGATTTTATCAAAGATAGTTGGAAGGTCTGCGTAAGAATATCCGTAACCTTTTGTTTCTTTGTGAATAACTGGCACTTCTTGTTGGAATGCTGCTAAGCTTTTAAATAAACTTTGTTTTTCGTTCTTTTCTGTAGTTTTCATAATTTTGATTTTACTTGGTTATATACTTCATTGAATTCACTTTCTGTTATTTCATCGTATTCAAATGGAAATCTCATCATATATTCATTGATTTCAATTTCATAGTTTTTTTCACTATTATAAATAGAGGTAGTTTTGTTTTCTTCTATTTTAAAATAATGATTATTGTTTTTTACGTAAGTTGGTAATTGAACTTCAATCTCAACGCTTTCTTTTTTTTCAATTGTAATTTTCATGATAGATAGTTTTAATTCTGTTTATTTATACGTTTTTGTAGTGAATAGACTAAAATGGTAATCCATCGTCTTCTATTTTTGGGGTGTACTTTGTTTCATTTGAATACGTTTTATTTTCAGTATCTTTTTTAAATGGCTCTTGAAACGCAACACTAAAATATTTAGTTCCTTTTTGGCTTTCTTTTAACCACATACTAATCTGCATTTCTTTTCCATTTACATTTACCGTACCCTGATAATCAGGTTGCTTTTCATTTGTCTTTTTAGCATTCTTAAAAATTGCTCCGCTGTTTAATTTAGTTTCCATTTTTCTTTTGTTTTTTGTTAGTTATTGAAAATTCTTTATATCCTGTTTTTGTTTTTGGATTTGTTTTCCATTCCTCATTTACTGTATAACCTAACTCTCTAATAATAGCTATAAGTTTATGAAGGTTAAGAGTTCCGCACTTGCATTCTTTTTTAGTAATAGCATAGGCGTTTGAGCCATTAACTACAATGCCAGCAAGTAAAGCATCGAGTATCGCCATTGATTGTGTTTTTTTCATAATTGCAAAGATAATTATAATTAATTTATAAGCAAATTTTATTTAAAAAATTATATGTTAAAATACTTAGTTGGTTTTTTAAGGCTACATATCTATCAATTAAATCATTGTCAAATATCTCAAGCCTGTTATTTACTCCAACTTTTTCAGCTATTTCCATTAATTGAGATTCTGTATGTCTTAATCTTACTAACATATCCGTTTTCATTTTACCTAAGTTATCAGTATACATTTCCATACTTTTTAGTTTTTAGTTTATAAAATTCATTAATTAAGTCGAGAAGATCATCATTGCATTCACCTGTTTTAAATGCTTTACTTATTGTTACTAAGCTAAACTTTTTCCCTTTGCTTATTCCAAACCTTCTTAATTTAGTCTGGTCTCCAAATGAGTAGAACTCATCAATAGTTTGTTTTGTTTGTTTTGGTATTTTCATATTTTATTTATTTTTATATAAGTCGCTATAAAGTAGCGCAAATAAGTAAGTTAGGCGTAATGGCTACGATACGTTTCCATAAGATAATTACCCCATTGACTTGCCATAGCTTGTGCTATTCCCGGAAATGTTTTTGACCTTACCTTGCTTCGTTCATCGCCTTTTAAACTCCTTGCTTCTTTAAACCACAAAGGTTGCCTTTTTTTCTTTCCAGTCTTACTATCAATCCATTCAAAAAACTCGCCTTTGTCAGTATGTGTTACTACATCATCAAATAAATTAGGTGTTGCATTGTGGTATAATGGTGGAAAGTTTTTCAACCAAAGGCAAGTTGTTTTTTGTGCCTTATCGCCAAAATAATATGGTTGTATTACTTGTGTTGGTGGCATATAAATTTTACTCATTATTCCTACTGGATTTTCTATTGCTATGTGTTTTATTTTGGCTCTTGCAATCGCTAAAAAAAAGTCAATCCCTTGTTGCTGTCTGCCATCTTTTCGCTTTTGCTCAAACCAAGCTGCTCCACTCACAGCTAAATGTGTGCAAGGTGGAAATGCTATCATTGCATCCCAATTGTCATCTATAATGTCAAAAACATTTCCTTGATAATGATTTGCGTTAGGGTTTCTATTTTCTTGCAAATCACAACTCCAAGCATCAAAACCCATTTGCTCAAATCTTCCCCTAACTTCATCGCTTTCTTCACAAGCTATTAAAATTCTTATTCCGTTTTCCATATTTAATTTTTCGTTTAATTAACCGCCACATACGCCTAACAGCACCTATGCGCCATTAAAACGAGCGCATAGCTGCGACACGTTATTTTATTATTCCTTTTGCTTTTAATACTTTAAAATAGTGTTCAATGTTAAATGATTGTCTTACGCTATCATGGTTTCTTCTTGTCCACCAGTCAATAGCTCCTGTTAAACTAAATAGCTTTTTCATAAGGATTAAGTGTTAAAAAGTTAGCAAACATTTTATTTAAGTTATAAGTTAAGAAACTGAAAAACTCATCATTGTTTTTTAAATCAAATCGGTAAGTTGTTATTTGAACTTCATGATTCCAAATAGCATCTATATTATCTTTTTTTGGCTCAACTAAAACTAATGCATCTCTATATTTATATTCGCATTTAATTGTAGTTGTTAAACCGTTATCAATAATAATAAACCTCATGCGGTCAAATCTAACTTCCGAGTGACTGTCGTTTACGTTATTGAACTCATGTAAAATGTATTCAATAGCTCCAAGTAATTGTTCTGTTTTCATGATTGTTTGTTTTTAATTATAAAGCAAATTTAAAGCAATTTTTAATATAAACCAAAAAAAAAGCAACTATTTTGTTAAATAATTGCTAACTACTTGAAAATCAAATAGAAAATTTTACTTCATTAATTTGTCAATTTGTGTTTGTTTTTGAGCTGAACCCTGTGAACTTCCAAAATAGTAACTTACAATTTGAGTACATACTGCGCTTAAAACTCCCAACACATAAATAATAATATCTTTTTCGTTGCCTACTTGCTTAAACATTAATACATAAAACAATATAAAGGTTAATAGAATAACTATTAAAGCTAAAACAGGTGTAACTATCTTATTTAACAATGGAGCTTTCTCTGCGGTTGCAATTTGAATTTCTCTGTTACGAGCTGAATCCATTTCTTTTTGGTAAACCTCTAATTGCTTAGTTGCTTCTTGCTCCATTACTTCTAAATGACTATTTAAAACCTTTTGCAGTTCTAAATTAGCAGCATCTTTTTCTTCTTTGGTTTGGACAAATTTGTCCACAACGTTGGAAACAGAATCAATTACTGAACCAGCTCCGCCTGAAAATATTTTACTTAAAAAGTTTGGCATAAAAAAAATTTATTATATTTGCACCACGTTCTTTTCATACACAATATGTAACTAAATTTCATGATTGAGCCTGACTTCGAGTAAGTCGGGCTTTTTTTATACTATTTCAATAGTATGCTTTTCGTCTTTGTGCAATAACAAAAGGTTTACCAAATCATTTTCTGCCTTAGTACTATCAAAGATTGCGTTATCGCCTTTTTGATAACCCAAAATAATACAGCCTAATGAATCATTCGCTGTGTTTCCTCTGTGCATTAAAACCCCATCAAATCCTTTTATATTAAGAATGCGAGGTAACATCCTTTTGAATTTAGGGCTTTGATTAACTATCAACTCATAGCTTCCAGATGGGATTGCAGTAACTCCAAATATCTTTTTTGCCTGAATATAAATCAAAGTATCGGTTTGTTTCAATGCTCTATCTTTATCTTCAAGTGTATAACAGAAAAACTTTTCATTTACGAAAAGCCTTCCAATTGTACTAATATCTGTTTTTGTTTCACGAATTACTTTCAGTTTCATAACTTAGTTTTTTAGGTAATATACAAGCATTTTGTCTTTGATATTGCTGCATAAATTGATTTCTTTCTAAGCATGAATATAATTTGCTTTCTAAAATAGCTACTCGATAATTTGTATGCATTAACCATGCAACTAATACGGCAGTCGCTCCGTACTTTTTAATATATTCTAAAAAATTTTTCATAATTTATTATGGTATTGGTGTTGGTGGTGGTGGTGTATAAGGACTTAATGGAATATCCAATAAATAAGCGTATTGAGTATTTGCTATTTCAGCCTCATCCTGTTCACTTGTAAACATAAAGTATTTTCCGTCAATGTCTTGAACGAAATTAAAAAATGTATCAGCATCAATGAATACTCCTTGTAGTTCATTTGCTTGTTGCTCTGTTACTATTCTGCCTTCCATAATTATTTTATTTTAAACGTTTCTTCCTAAAGTTGTTTGATATGTATTTACCGCTGTATAAAAGTTTGCTGCTTCTGTATCTGTTAAGCCATCGCCTATTGAGGCAAATGCACATTGTCTATTTGTATAAAAACCAGCACTTCCTTGATTATTTAACCCTCCTATATATATTGGTCTTGTTGATGTTGCATTTGATAAATCTGTTCCTGCTCTTATTTTGTTATTATTTTTAAATAGATTTAATATGTTTGATGCTGTTCTTGTTGCTATATAAAAACCAGTTGAATCTGAATTTACTACTCCAACAGGTGTTCCGCCATTATTTATTCGTGTAAAAGCTCCATATCCTGGATAATTTAATGATAAATCTGTATAACTATTTGGAAGGTTTTGTAATGCACCCATTTCTTGACCTGATACAGAATTGTTAGTTCTTGAATAAAATGAAATATGCGCACTATTTATATTCATCTCATTTGTACCACAAAAAGTATTTGCAAAAGCACTCGTCCCATTTGGTGTCATGCCATTACTTGAATGTGTCCAACCTAACGAAAAATTTAATCTAAAAGCAGCATCTGTATCCAAAGGATTTTTTAAATTCCATTTATGAGTTGTTGAAGTACCCCCAACAATTGGATATAAAGCTTTCATTTTAGTCCAAATGTTAGCACTCTTTAAATCCAATACAAGTTGATTAATTGCGCTTTTTTGAGTAGCATCTGTAATTCCAGCCGCTGTAATAAAAGCCTGTGCATCAGCATCAGTTGTAGTTCCACCTAATGGTGTATATCTCTTAGGTGTTAATCCTAAAAAAATCATTCTGAATAAGCTATAATTGAACCACTTGTTAAAGTTAAGTTAGTAAAAACAGCATCGCCAGGAGCGTAAATAATAGCACCTTGCTTTAATGTTTTTCCACTTAAACCTATTGATGTTAAATAGTTTGTTGTAGTATCGGGTGCAAAGCCACCTGTTAAAGTCGCAACTACTGTATCAGCCTGAACAATAAAACAATAATATTTCTTGCCTGTTCTCGCAACTGTGTTATCTATATATTCGCAGCCACCGTTTGCTGTTAATCTTAATGCGTTTGCCATTTGTTTTTTATTTTTAAAGTACCATTATTTATTATTATTGAACTCTTACCCACATTGCAACTGAAAAATTAACATTCGTATTTGCTCCAATTGGATTTGAAAAAGCTCCAAATGATTGAGACTTTTGCCTATTATCGCCACCTGAACCAGTTGTTTGTTTACCTATAAAATTAAATACTTGACCAGTCCTTAATTGTACAGAAGCACTTGAAACTTGAAAAGCTAACCAAACAACTTTTTGTGATAATGTTAATGAAATAGGACTTGTTAATACAAAGTTTTTAAATCCTGTTGTTGCTGAAGATATATTTGAACTTTCTTGAAGTAATGCGCCTGGCTCTCCCGAACTATCCTGATAAACAGCTAATCTTATATTTGAAGCTGCTGCTGCTATTGTAACTTCCAACCCTATTTCAGTTATTACATGTGGATTATTAATCAAATAAGGCTGTAAATGTATATAACCATTCCAATTAATAGATGCACCCTTTATACCATAAAACCCATTTAATTTATATTGACCGCTATATGTTACAGCATTGTTTCCTATACTTAAACTTGTTGTATCTAAATAATTTATTAAGTCTGTTTGATTTGCTAATGTTCCTGTTATTGAACCCCAAACACCACTATTTGCTGATACTTCAATATAAATACTTCCGCTCCAACGGTAAACTTTATTTGTATCTAATGCTACATATATTTTTCCTGATTGCCCCGTTGCAGGAAAAGCGGCAAGGTTCGCATATTCTAAAATATCACTTACATAACTTGGTAAATAAGCCGCATCTATTTTAGTATCATTTCCAAGTGGAGCGTAACCATTTGCAATTCCTTTGTTTGCTGAATTTTCAGGCGTGTAACCTAATACAGTTGTTATGCTTTTATTCTCATATCGAGTAGTTCCTGAACTCCAAAATATACCCTGATTGTTTAATGGAGAAGGTAAATAACAATTATGTAGCTCTCCAATTTCATATCCGTTATCTATTTTAATATAAATTTTTCCATTGTTAGCATTTTTATGTACAACGTAACCAATAACTACCGTATGGTTTGGCGCAGTTGGTCTTATATTAGTAATTTCACCATCAACAAATGGACTTAAAAATAATAAATCACCATCAGTCCATGTTTCACCTTGTACATCTCCAGTTGTATCTAATCCTGTTAATTCTCCAATTACTACTATTTTTCCTGTTTGATTATTATCTATATCTTCATAAACAACTCCAATAGTATCTGCACTATTTGCATCATTATTAGCTAATGCGTAATCAACTGCTAATCTTTCACCTTGTGCGCTTTGTACTCTTAAAACTTTATATCCACTTGCTAATAAATTATCTCCAGTTTTATTTACAACGGTTAAGAAAAGATTTTCAGGATAACTTGAACCTCCACCTTCAGGGATATAATCTAAATTTAACCATGTATCAACTCCATTGCCTATTTTTTGTCTTGGCTGGTCAGTTCCTGCATAAAATACATCAGTAGTTAAAGCTATTTCACCCGCTAATAAAACAGGGTTGTTATTAGTCCAATTTGCAGATGTATCTCTTCTTAATTGTATTTGCGCTGTTATTGTACTCATGCTTGTATTATCGAATTTGTATAAGTTGTATTTGAAGCTCCCCCATCTATTGCACTAACTTGAATTACGGTATATGTTTCACCGCCTTTTAAAGTCGTTATAACCGTTCCGTTTTGGTTTACTATGGTTACAAGTCCACTCGATACACTTGGGTTCGTTATACTTGAATCAAATGGTATTTGGCATCTATCAAAAGTAAAAGGAACTTTTAATGTAACATCAAAATAGTAACCTGCATCTTCGTCATCAAATCGTGGTTCACTAAATGGGTTTAAAGTAATATTATCACTTACTAACTTCCAACCATAAATAGTTGAGTTTAATTGAGCAATAATATCTAAACATATTTGTTGAATATCACTAAATAATTCAAGTTCGTTTTTCTTTCCTTTAATTAGCCTATCCATTATATAGATACGCAAAACATTTTGAAAAGCATTGCCTTGTAATTGTGGCGGCTCATAATCAACCCACATAGCAGGATAGTTTGTAATCCCACTTGTTGCAAATTCAATCACGCTGCCATTACCAAATGAATTAATTTGATAATGCGCATTCGCAATATTATTTAGGTTTTTTATTATTTGGTTTAACGTTATCATTCAAAAATTTTTTAAGTATTTCAATTTTGTTAAAGAGCTTATATCCACTCTTTTTAGTAACGTTTTCTTTTTTCGAATTTTTCTTCATAGCTAAATACTGAACGGTTACGACCTAAATAAATACTTTCTTCGTAAGAATAACCTTGCGGATAAATTACATTAAACCCATCGCCAGGGTTATCATATAACGGATATTGGTCTGAATACTCAAATAAGAAATCAATTAATCTTTTAGTATGGTATTGAGCTTTGTCAGTAACTAAATTCATAAATGAGTTAAGTTCGTTAAAATCAACTCCCGTACTGTTATCACTATTCTTTTTTACAATATTTTTATTAGTTACCTTATAAGTTAAGAATGGAGCAGCCTCAACCATTACCCACCATTTTAAAGCTGGTATAATGTAGTTATCTAATAAATCAGTATTTAAAGCTGTTAATGTGTTTGTGCTTACTTGGTTAATTATCTCATCGTATAATCCCGAACCAATATAATTTCTAATATGTATCTTTTGAGCCTCCTCAATCGATATACGAATATATTTTTCATCTACATTAGGGTCTATAAATGTATAGTCCTTAATGTATGTTGCTGTTAAAAGTAATACTGTTGCCATGTTTTATTTTTTAATTTTTACAACATTTGCGCTCCAAATATGTCTGCAAAAAGGTGTACGTGTTTGACCGCCTTTTCTGGTCCACCAACCGCCACGATAATTCCAAACATCATATCCTACTATTTTACTGATTTGTTCTATTTGCGCTCTCGAATACATTTTATTTGCATCCAATAACTTAACACAAAACTCTCTTGAATTTCGTTTGTCAGGCTTAACACCTGCTCTCCATTCATAAGTATACATTATTTTGTAGTCTTCAGTATCTGTACCTAATTTATTTGATGTTCTAATTGCAGCAGTTGAAGGTACTCTAATCGCTTTTTTTTGACCGCCTGTGGTTGTTTCTTTTACTTTGATTAGCTCTTCTTTTACCATGTCTTGGATTAAGTCAGCTACTCTATCTTCTTTTATTCTTAAAGTATCTGCAATTGTCTTGTTATCCATTAATGGGTCTTTATCTAATAAGCCAACAATGTCTCTTTTAATTTGTTTGCTTAATGGACTTACATCAACTGCAAACTCAAAGCGATTATCTTCATTCATGAATGTTTGCTCAATCACTTCATAGTTTTCTCTATCATCCCCAAACATTTTAAATATTTCAATTACTTCATCAATTTCACTTTCAGATGCAAATGAATGGTCGCATATTTGGTCTTCAAATCTGTGAATAGCACTTGAAACTATTTGTTTTGGTTTGTCTTCTTCATCTAATGGTGGCAAAGATATTAACGCTCTAATTTCGTTAGCATCCATTGTCTCTAATACTTTAGTTGCAACTAATGGAGATAATGTATTTAAAGCATCATTAATAGCGTTTGCACTTGCAGTAGCCTTAACATCTAATGGAGGCAATCCATACATTTCACGAATTTCAACAGGAGTCATTACCTTTATTTTTTCTTCAATAGGTAACTGCTCTTCAATAGGGTCCAACTCTTTTAAGTAAATACGATTTGAAAATCCTTTTAACTTTAAAAGATAGTTAAAGTCTTTTTCTATTTCTTTTTGATTAGGGATTATATAAGTGTTTTTATATAACTCATAACTATCATTTATCTGGTCTTTAGTTCCCAACTCCCCTGCTGTTTTTATTCCAACTAACATAGGGTTTGGAATGTGATGACCGATAATTAATTCTTGAATTACTTGGTCGTTTAATTCGGTTAACTGCGCATCTACATTTTGAGGTGTTAAATGTTCTATTGTTGGAGCTGAATCCCTATTGCCACTAAATGAAATTAGTAAACTGTTTGCTCTATCAGTTCCTGTAAACTTCTCTTTTAGTCTTGCTTCAATTTCTTCTTTCTCTTCTTCAGTTGGTCTGCCATTACTAAAATTTAAAATAGTTCCTGCATTAAAACCACTCTTAATCGCATTTAAACGGTAATTAGAAAGCTCAACATCAACTTCAGCATAAACAGCACTTGCTACATAGTCAGGCAAAGGATAGGCATCCAAATCGGGTCTGTATTCTTTTGAAACGAATACTTGCCTTCCGTTTGGTTTGTTAGGGTCAAATAAAGGAATATACTCTAAATCCGTTTGTTCAGGGCTTTGCTTTTGTTGGCTCCAGTCTTTTGAATACCAATACCCATCCGCATCTTTTGCCTTTCTTAAATTGTTATAAGGAAAATGTAATAACTCAAAGTTGTTACCTGCTTTATTCCAAATAACTTCTAAATAATAACCTCCAAACAATTTTTTATCTAAAACACATTTTTTTACAATATCTTTTAATGTATCAAAGTTTGTATTTTCTTTATTTAAAAAATCATTTGCTATTGCTATATCTTCAATTGATAAATCAGTACTATCAAAACCAACACCAGCACCGCAAATATATAATACCTTACCATTAATAAAAGCGTTATGTTTAGAACTACGATTATATAAATAAAGCAAATAAGATGGATAATTGTTATAATAACCGCCTTCTTTATCTGTTCCATAAATTACCCAGTCTTTTGATTTTTCTTCTTTAAATACAGGCGTTTTATGAGCTTGTAGTTTAAGGTTAATTACATCGTATATATTATTCTCCATAGGTTATAATCGTTTTATTTTGATTATCATAAGCATTAATAACAGGGACTGGACTTTCAACTTTTACCATTCCTATTTCAAGTAATCCCGTTGCATTATCTACATTTAAATTACTTGAACTTGTTTGCTCATAAATTGAATATTCATAAAATCCTGTTTCAGGCAAAGATACAATACCACTCGTTAAATTAACAGTTCCCGTTGTTTCAGTTATTAAAAACTTATTGAAACGAGTAGGAAACGAACTTACATCACTTGCAATGAAATTTACCGAACTCATTAACACTTGATGTTTAAATGAAAATAAATAGTAAGGATTGCTTAAAGTAACCTTTTCTGTTAAGGTAAATACTAAGAAATTGTTTTGCCCTTTATTTATTATTTGCATATTTTACAAAGTACCATAAAAACGAAAGGTTGCATTTCTGCAACCCTCCGAAATCAAATCAAACGAACTGGGGAATTATATGATGCCTGAAATCACACCCGAATTTACTTTATTACTTGGTAAAGGCTCTTTGCCAGTTAAAGTAATTGAGTAGCCATTCTTATCGCCCATTGCTTTGCCAGTTGATGAAGTTCCTGCTGTTAAATGCATCGCTCTTGTTTCACCTGCTAAGTGATAAACATCGTCTGCATCTTGAACAATAACCATCAATCTGTTTTGTGTTAGTAAACGAACAATGTTTCTATTTTTTGCAGTCATTTTATAAACTGAAAAAACTAAACTTTGCTCATAAAAAGTTGTCCCGTTTTCAATACTTACAGTCGCATTCTCATCAAATTGCGCATCTTCTAACTCAACCTCAACAGTCCAGAATTTTTTTCCTGCTACCATTGTAATTGCACTAACTTGACCCGATGAACTTGTAATCGTTGAAACATTGGCAAACTCTGTAAGATATATTTTTTTTACACCACCCGCACCTTGGCGGCAGTCTAATGTTAATCCTTCAATAATATTACAAGGCATGTTTTAAAATTTTAAAAGGGAGTTGTTACACTCCCTTAGTTAATAATTAAGCGTTAGTGTATTGTACTACATGGTCAATGAATTTCACTGCACATCCTGCACGAAATGCACCAAAGACGCGCCAAACCCTGTCGTCCTTGGAATACCAAGCTTCGATATTTTCTAAGTCTGATTGTAAGTCAGTACCGAATACTAAGTTTGAAGCGTAAGTTGCGATAATACGATTTCTTACTGCTGTAGGTACAGAACCTGTATCAACTGCTGCATCACTTAATCCTGGTACGCCAACAACCTTCATGTTAGTTCCTGGGTACATTAATTCCCAATTGTTCCATACGTTATCAGTTGTGTACTGTGAACCATAAATTCCATAAGTTGATGTAATCTTTGCAGCTAATGTTCTAAAAGTATCATAACCACAGAAAGCAACGATAGGCTCGTTTGCGATTGCAGCAGAAGGTACTTTTGCGTAAATGTCATCAAATATAGTTAATACATTAGTTGAATTTAAAGTTGATGGTGTTGCTGCTACTGCTGTACCTGCTGTGTCAATTGTAGCTAACCAACCATTCATCTGCTTTAATACAGTTGAATTAGTATAAGTAGTTTTACCTGCCCAAATCATATTCTCAACGTTACGTGCTACTTGAGCAATTTTTCTGTCGATAATGTTTTGTGCAATAGATAATGAATCATTGTTTGCTCCTGCTGGTAAATACTTTTGAGTATAGTAAGTATTTAAATCTTTCAAACAGAATTGTTCTGCGAAGTTAATACCTACAGTTGCGATTGATACTTGAGAGAAAGTTGTAGTTCCCGAAGTTGTGAATGAACACGCTTCTGCTTGGAACGGTACTGTACTTTCTAATACAGGGATTTTTTCTGTAGACTTAATGCCTGTACGGATGTCTACACCTTTTCCTAAGGTTACACCACCTAAAATTGCTTTGGTGATGAGGTCAGCTCTGTTTTCTTCTACATAAGCTGTCATTGAATCAAATGAAAATGCCATTGTGTTTTTTGTTTTTTATTGGTTAATAGTTATATACTTTTTTTCTAAATTCTTCTAAACTTGTTGGTTGTGCTTTTTTAAAGTTTTCTTTTGAAGTTGACTTAGGCTCAACACTTGGAGCGTCTGCAACTTTTTCAATCAATGAAAATAATTTTCTGTTTAAATCAGTTTGAGCTAAAATAGAATTGTTCGCAGCTTCTAATGCCTGATTTGACAAACCTAATGCAGCTTCTAATTTTGATAAACGCTCGTTTAATTCAGCAAACTTTGCTTCAAATTGTTCATTGTTATCGGATGCCATTTCTTCCATAACTGGCTCTTCTATTACTTCTTCAGGTTCGATGCCTTTTACAACTCCGTTTTCAACGTAAACTTTCATTGGCATTTCATTTACCATGATAACCATTTCAGTTATTTCAACTGGCAAATCCATAACACCATCTGGAGTTATAACTTGTAATTTAGAACCGATTGCGATTTCTTCGGTATCTGTACGAATAATAGAACCATCCTTAGCTTTATAGTCAGCAAATTTCAAGTCCTTAATTTCGTCTTGAAAAATGTCTTTGAATAATTCTTTCATTTCTGAAAAAACTTCTTTAAAAGTTTGTTTTTTATTTTCCATTGCTTGTTTTTTTATAAAGTACATTAAAATCATTTAGTTGCAATCTCAGCAACTTTTTTTCTTAAATTGTGTATTCTATCCGCTAAACTTTCTAAAACGTTTATAGGGGCATCTTTTAGCTTTCTATGGGCAAAAGCACCCTCAACACTAAAACCTTTAAACACTCCTGTTCTTATAAAATCATTCCAAACTTCGTTATTATCTACTTTAAAAGTTCCGAACCAACTACCCTCCGTTAATGTAGGATAACCTTCGGGAGTTTTAATGCCTCTTGTTTTGTCAATAATAAAAGATTCAACCATGTAAACCCCATCAACTTGTCTTTCGCTATCATGCATCATATTTACATTATGTGTATAGCCTTTTTTGAAAAACCTTTGTGCAATCTTTTCAATTTGCTCTTTGTCAAATACTACATAATATTCTCCGCTCTCATCGCTTCTATAAATAGGTAAATCAGCAAGCATTAACGCCCCACTAATTAAACGTCTTTCTTTATTTGCAAAGAATTTAAATTGACCTTTCATGCTTTGCTCATCCCATTTAGAATAACAAATTGCAGCCGCTTGGTCTTGGTCTTTTCCTGATTCAACTTCAACTGCTATACATCGAGAAACAAATTCATCTTTGGTTTCACCTGCTCTTGGATTAACAATCATTTTTTCTCTATCAATTTGTTCTAATTTTCTTTGTGCCCATTCAATGCCTTCGTCACCGCCCCATGCTAACCACATTAATCTACCACATCCATCGCCTAACTCTTTTTGTGAATTTTGTCTATGCCTTTCAAATGAT